ATCTTCTTCTATTTCTAAGTCTTTTATAGCAAAACCATAACCTATAGTATCATAACCTTCTGTGCACTTATAAACCCTAGACCTAAAGCCTTCATGCTTTTTTATTTCATTTAGTAGATTCATCTTTTGCAATTACTTTGTTTTCTACTAGTAAATTTTTTTTGCCAAAAATTTTATCATAATTCTTTTTATACTTCTCATCACAAAGGTCGCCCCTAATCCAATCGCCTTTACCTGTAGTAAGGTCGCCTTTTTTCCTAATAACCCTCGGCTGACCTGTTACTGTATTTATCATTGGGTTTCTAGCCATTATTCCAACCTCCTTTAAATTTATCTATTTCATTTTTAGTATAAAAATACTTAGAAACTTTAGTATTGTAATTCTTTTCTATAAAACTTAAAGGAAATTTCATATTTTTAATATCTTTATATTTTTTTATAAAATCTTTGCCAACATTCCTTTTTTCATACACTCCAAGACGATTCATTTTAACACCTTTAATTCCAAGAAAATCTCTCATAGCTTTCTCAATTTTTTTCTCTGCATCTTCCAATCTAAGTAAAAGTATTTTATTTCCTCCTGCAGTGTAAATTTTATATCCTTGTTCGTGTGGAAAAGTATCTTTATATACATCAAGACCTAATATTCCAAATAATTCTTCTTCAAACCACTTATCTACATACTCGACATCATAGCGATTTATAAAATCTTTTTGTATTTCCTTTGCAGACATATATTCAGGTCTTTTAGAAGTCCATCTCCTGATTCTTTGAAAAAAAGCCGATAAATTTCTAGCCATTACATTTCTCACTAAAACCACAACCATATAATTTTTGTCTTTATTTTTAAGACTTTTTAAAATTTTTTCATTCTGTGTAGGAAATTCAGCTTTAGGCTCAACACTTCCTATCCAATGTATATGTTCTGTTTTTATTTTTTTTTCTTCTAATGAAAATTTAATACTCTGTGAACCCACTTTACCCATTTGATATACCAAAACAGGATTATGTTTATTCATTATTTCTTTTTACTTAATTTTTTAGTCTTTTTTTTATCTGTCTTTTTTGTTTCAACATAAGGAGATAAATCCCTTCTACTCTTAACACGAAACCACCTACCTGAAGAAATTAAAGCATCAATAGTCTTTTTATCATTTTCTTTATATTGTTTAACATTGTTATTTAGATCTTTTAACCAAATAAAATTCATATTTTACCCCTATTTGTATAAAGGGGGCAGATAAACCACCCCCTTTAAGTTAACAATCAGAACTTAGTCTATGGATTAGTTAAGTTTAATCCCATTGTATGACCTGATTCGTCAATTAGTTTAGCACCATATATCATATCAGCAACTACTTTAGTTCCAAGATATTCAACATCATATTGTGCTTGAACTCTTACATCCTGTTGTGCAGCAAAAACACAAGCTTCAGCAGGAAAAACAGCACCTACAACAGTTCCATCTGCAGTAGCAGAAGCTATAGAACGACCATAAAAAACATTCATTCCATAAACTAAACCTACAGCACCTGTTCTAAGCTCTGTACCATCTCCACCTGCATCTTTTCTTATAAAGTAAGAAGCAACACCTGATGAAGGATTCATAAAGTCAGCTAAACATTGATTATTTAAAACCATTGAACAAGTATTAGGGTCAATGTCTTGACCATATAAACTTGAAAGAACAGCCTCTAAAGTATCTGCATTAAATGAATTATCTGCATTTACATCTACTGTTGTTTGAAAGCCATCAAGTTCTGCCCATATATCATCTTCAACTTTTCTAGCTAAAGATTCTCCAAACATTCTTGTATATTTTGAAATTAATTCAGAATTTGATTGAATTAATGCAATATCTTCAAAAATATTAGCAAGATATTTATGTTTATTAATAGACAAATCAACTTTTCCTTCAGTACCTGCTGCTGAAAAAGTTACTGCAGTAGAGGCAGCTTTATCATTTGTTCCATCCATTTGAATTTTTGGTATATGAACAGTATCGCCTGCACCTTTTACCAATGCTGAATAATCTTCCACAGCACCTCTTAGCTTTAAATTAGCTTCAAAGTATTTGTAGATAGGTTCAGCCCATAATTCAGGTATAAAATTAGCACCTGTGGTTGTATCTAAATAAGCCATTTCTTATTTCTCCTTTTCCCTTTATTGGGAAGCCTTTACATTAGCTTTGCTTCTTGCTATTGCATCTTTAACTATATCATCCCAACTTTCTCTAAGTTCTCTTGGAGATAATTTAGTCCAATCCTTTGGAGGGCTTTTATAATCCTGCCTTGAATTGCCTGCAACTTCAGGAGCATTAGCTTTTGTATTATTAATTTTACTTGTTACAAATTCAAGAGTATCTAAATCTAAATTAGACAACCTCTCTCTATCTTCTTTAGGATGCTTTTCTAATAAAGAACTTCGTCTAGTTTCTTCATACTTAGTCCACTTTTCAGCATTAGCAGTTAAATTTTCAACTTTAGAAGAAGCCTGCTCATACAAGGTTTTAAATTCTTCTTTTTCCTTTAATTTACTTTCTTCTGCCTTAGCAAGTTTGCTTTCCAATTCAGCTAAACGATTTTGAGCATCCTGTTTTTTTTGCCTTTGGGATTTACTATAGGCTTGTTCTGCCTTTAACTTCTCAATCAAGGCTTCTTGAGTAGTTTCTTTAGCAGGACTTTCACTTACTGTTTCTGTCGTTGCTTGTGTGTTTTCTTCGGACATACTGTCCTCCTTATTATTATAAAAAACATTAATTATGCAAATTTTTGCATATTTTAAGTATATAACTTAAATTAAGTTTAGAAATAATGCAAATTTTTGGTAGATACACAGCTAGAATATAAAGAAAAGTGGTTTGAGTACATGAAGTACAAGCCTCACAATGGGCAAAAGAAACTTCATTACCCTACCAAAGATACTGCAAGGTTTTTTGTCATGGTATGTGGAAGAAGGTTTGGTAAAACAACAGCCTCAGCTATGGAAGCAACTTACTATGCTTCTCAGCCCAATAAAAGAATTTGGCTTGTAGGATTGTCTTATGATAAGGCAGACCTTATGTTTAGGGAAATATGGAGGCTTATGGTTATCGGACATTCAAATGATATTATTAGAGCTTCTGAAAAAGATAGGTTTATAAAGTTTAAATGGGGAACTACTGTTGAAGCAAAGTCAGCAGACAATCCAGATTCGCTTGTAGGAGAAGGATTGGACTTGCTTATAGTAGATGAGGCAGCTAAAGTAAAGAGAAAGATATGGGATATGTATCTTTCACCAACATTATCAGACAGAAAAGGGAAGGCTATATTTATAACCACACCAGAGGGTTTTAACTGGATATACGATTTATATCTTCTTGGTAAAGAAGATGAGCTCTGGGAATCTCATCAAGCACCATCTTGGGATAATCATTTTGCCTTCCCTGCTGGTAAAAGCGACCAATTTATCCTTGAAAGAAAAAGAAATATGTCTAAGGAGGTGTTTGACCAAGAGTATGGAGCTAAATTTACTTCTTTTGCAGGTCGTGTTTATCCTTTTGAAAGAGATTTAGATGTAGGAGATTTTCCTTACAATCCTAACCTACCTACATATTGCAGTATAGACTTTGGGTATAGGATGCCTGCTGTTGGTTGGTTTCAAATATATAGAGTAGGTGGAATATGGCATATTAATATGATAGACGAAATAATACACAAGACAAATATAAAAACTGACGAGTTAGCCTTAAAAATTAAGGAAAAAAGGTATGGTGTCATTAGATATTATGGTGATCCTGCAGGTATGCAAGCTCAAGGGCAGTCAGGTATGGGAGATATAGAGATTTTTAAAAGACATGGAATAGTAGTTAATACCAAAAGAGATAAAACATCAAGGAATATAGCTTCTGGTGTTTCGCATTTAAGAGGTTTTATAGAAAATGCTGTAGGGCAAAGGTTTTTTCATGTTAATAAAAAGTGTGTAGGGATAATGGAGGATTTGGAAAATTATCGCTATCCAGAAGTAAAAGAAGGGCAAGACTTAAAACAAGAACCATTAAAAGATGGTTATCACGATCATGGTTGCGATATGATTCGTTATTTTTTTATAAACCAATTTCCAATAAAACAAAGAGAATTTAAAGTGAGGGCAAGATGAAACATAGTTCATTTCTAAAAAATCAAACAGTAGAACAAATAATTAAAGAATCAGTAAAAGAAACTAGGCTTAATGTGCAAAAGCAAAGAAGGGATTGGGTGAGAAAAATGCTTGATTATTATGGGGGTAATTATACCAGTCAATATATTGAGTCCTATTTTGATTCAGACTCTTTTAGGGAAATACCAACCTATAATGCCAACTTTACAAGAAGGTTTATAAATAAAATGAGCAGAATATACACAGTTGGTGCAGATAGAAATGTTAATGAGCAATATGACACTCTAACAAAAAAGAAAAATGCTAGAATGAAACATGTTGAAAGAATGACTAGGCTTATGGGTACAATAGCCACACAAGTAATTTATAAAGAAAGTCATGGAGTTCCTTGTTTTGAATATAGACCTATTTACTACTTTGATGTTCATCTAGATGATCCTTTTACACCTTCTGCTATAATATATCCATTATTAATGCAACCTGAAGATATAAGCTATTCTAAGGATATAGAATGGGCTTATTGGGATAACAAATATTACATACATTATGGTGCAAATGGTGAAATTTTGGAAGAATATGAGCATGGATATGGTATTTTACCTTTTGTATTCACACATAGAGAAGAACAAGTTGATGAATTTTTTGTAGATGGAGCTAATGATATTGTTGATTGTAATGAGCAAGTCAATATCGCAATGACTGAAATGCAACTAGGATTAAGGTTTCAAATGTTTGGACAGCCATTTATGACAGGTGTAGATAGCGATAAAAGAATAGAAAGGGCAGGTTCTGACCAAATATTAGACCTACCAGAAGGTGCAACTTATGGAATTGCATCACCACAAGGTGA